AACATCTTTCAGATAAATAGTTAACTTCCATCGCGTCTAACTGTGAAGTCGCAGCTCCAACAGATCCAGTGATCCAAGTTTTCATTTTTCTGCTTTCAGTTTGTGAAGCTCTGTATCTAACGTGTAAGAATGGTCTCTTCATGTTTTTACCTAAACCTTGGTCATAAACATTAGAAGTTCCAGCTGGTACTACAACACCGTTAATATCTGCAAACGCACCTCTAAGAGTAGCATCGTTTAGATATTTCCAGTCAGACTTATAAAAGTCATAAGTACCTCTTCTAAATCCAGTGAAGCCTAAGTTTAATGCCATATCAGCTGAGTTATCGAATAAACCATAACCAACACCAACGTTAGGAGCTAAACCAGCTAACATGTCGTCAATAGCTAGAGAGTGATCTCTATTCAAGAACATCATGTTTTCTTCAATAGCACCTTGAGAGTCAAATCTCTTTAACATTAAATCCATAGAACCTAAAGCATCTGCTGCACTACCATAACCACCAGTCATAACGTTACCTCTTTCTTCAATAGCTGAGAATAAACCTTGAGTACCAGATATAGCGCCTAGAGGAGTAGCTGTACCAGCTGAACCAGCTGTTAACTCACCTTCAATACAAGTCATTTCACAGTAATCTGTAAATCTAGCCATTGTATCTCCATTAGCTTTTAAGTACCATAAGTAACCATTTTGTCCTTCTTCACCAGATACTTCAATCCAACCAATAGCTGAAGCATCAGATCCTGAAACTTCGTATAAGTCTTTAATGATAACTGGTTTGTTTTCTAAAGAAGCAAAAGATGGTTCTAAAGCTTTTTCATGTACTCCAGTTCCTTTTTTGTGCTCAGATCCAAATACGAATCCAGTTACAGCACCGTCTGTAAAAGTAATAGCTGTACCACCAGAAGTGTCCATAGCTGCTTGAGTATAAGGTACTACAGTAAACGTATTAGCGTCAGAAGCTGTTACTAAACATTTTAATGTACCAACACCAGCTCTATTTAACACTACAGTATCGTGTTTTCTAACACCGTGTCCATTACTAGTTACAATACCTGTAGATGCGTCTATAGTACCCGCTGCAGATATGTGTAAACGACCTTGCTCAGACCAAACTACTTGGTCAGCTGCCATAGCTTCTTCAGCTCCTACTTGAGCTAAAAAACCCGAAATTGTTCTATTACCAAACACTTCAGCTTCTTTTTCCATAAGATCTGGTAAATATTGTTGAGCCCAACCAGAATCACGTAAATCTACGTAAGCTCCAGCTAGAGTTTGTTTTGTTGCCGCGGGAGTAGCTGGTAAACTACCTACCGCTGGCGTAATTGTTCCTACTGCCATAATTTTTTATTTTTTAATTTTTAAATTTATTATTTGTTTTTAATTTTAAACTTAAAGTTAGGAGAATCATCGCTAAGCGCTCTGAACTTAGTACCACCACTAGTATTTTGATTACTAAATGATTGTCTTGGGTCCATACTTACGTTTTTGGCTTTGGCAACACTTTCTTTTAAAGCGTCAGCTTTACCTTGTTCGTAAAAGTGATTAGCAACAGCATCAGCGTTCATTGCAGTATATAGAGATTTATGATAACCCATAGCATCTGACATTTCATTTTTTTCATTCAAGAACTTCTTGACAAAATTATTAATGTCGCTTTGAGTAGTCTTAACCTCGTTAGCATTGTTCACGTTAAACCTATATCTTTTATCCCCGACGTTGTATTCAAAACCTTTGAATTTATCGTTAAAAACTTGATTAGTTTTATTTAAAAAATTTTTTGTTTGTTTTTCCGCTATTTTTTGAGTTTCTTCCGACTCCTTGTTATATCTATTAAAGAAATCCATAGCTTTTTTGGCTTCAGGTGTTAACCTGCTTCCAGCTTTAATTTCTTCATAGTATTTGGACTTTTGCCCGTCCAGGTGGGCTTTAGCGTTGGCAACTTGCTCTTTTAACGCTATTTTTTTCTTTTTAATATCTCTTTCTTCATCTACTTCCTCGTCATACGAGAACGAATCTTCAATTAAAAATTCTATTTCATCAGATGATAAATGAGATTTAGTTTGTTTATAGTACTCTCTGAGCACTGTCATATCGTCATAACTAGAATAATCTTGATTAAGACGAACGTAATCTTCTAGTGTACCACCGGTCTCTTCCATAAAGTCCATTAACTTTTGAACATTTTCAGGTAAAGCTTTTCCAGTTTCTTGAGCTTCGGTTATAGCTTCTTCAACTTGTTCAGTTAATTCTTCTGTTTGCTCTTGAACCTCTTCTTCAGTTATTTCTTCTAGTACTGGAGTTTCTTCTTGTGCTTGTTCTTCCGGTTGTACTTCTTCTTGTTTTTCTGTGGACTCGGCATTTTCAGGCTCTGTAACCACTCCCTCGTCGACAGGGTTATTTTCTTTAACTTCATTTTCTTCTACTGGTTTTTCTGGTTTATTTAAATCTAGCCTTGTTGTGTTATCTTCAACTGGTTGTTCTACAGTTTTAGACATGTCTAGTTTTGTAACGTCATCCGCTACGTTTTCTACATTTTCTTCCATAATATAATATAATAATAATTAATAATTTTTATCTAGGCTCAAAACTACCTAAATCAAATCCGCCTCCTAATATATCATTACCTGCGGACTCAAAGTTTTTAGGTGCTTTTGCGCTTTTTCTTTGATCTATAAGCTCACTTTGCTGTGTAGCTTGTATTCTTGTTCTTTCGTCTTTACGATCTTCTCTTTCATTTTCTCTATTTTGCAAACCTTGAGTCTCCATATTTTTTATCTGCATGTTGTACTGAAACTCTAACTGCATTAGTTGTTTTTTGTATTCAACTTCTTGCGCTTGCTTCTGAGCGTCTAACTGTGCTTTCATTTGTTCAAGCTGTGCTTCACTTTGTGTTTTAACTTGTTCTTTTTGCATTTCAAGTTGTGCAGCTGCTTGTTGTGATTGAATATTAGCCTGTGACTGCGCTTGTATATTTTGCTGTTGTACTGCTTGATCTCTTTGTTGCTTTTTAATCCTTCTTATTTTTAATAATTGATTGGCAAGTTTTATGTTTTTAATTTCTCTAAGATCAATAGCATCTTCAAGCTCTATACTTTGTTGTGCTAAAGCAACTTGAATATTATTTTCAAGCATTGCTTTTTCTTCTTCATCAGGAGTTAACTCTATAAATATACCAAAGTCATATAAGTGTAACTCTTTCATTTCTTCAAGTGTAGCAACATTGTGAGTTCCTATAGCTTGAATAAAAGCATCTTTAGTTGGTGAATATTCTATAATGTCAGATATTCTTAATGATAATTGCTCGGCAACTTCTTGCGTTAAATGTAATCCCGACTGTAGTATATGCCTTGTTGCTGTGTTAGAATTAGCTGCCGCTAGTTTTTGCACTCCAACTAAAGCGTTTTTGTCTGGCATACTACCATCTCTAGCCTCATTAAGACCGGTTGTGTCTCTTATCATTTGCAAGTAATAATTATAATTACCTATCAACGCTTGTATTTTGTTACCACCACTACCACTTGTTATTTCTTGTATTGGAACTTTACCAGGGTTCATATCACCATCAGAAGTAAATGATCTACCAATTACAGAACCTGTTTGGAAGAACATGTTTAAAGCTTCTTGTGGATTATAGTTTGTTCCATTACCTAAGTCTATTTCAGCAAGACCATCAGCATCTAAGTAAACACCATCTGGAACCATACGAGACATTACTTGTTGTAGCTTTAAATGTGTTAGCTGTATCATGTCAGCAAAACCAGTTATACGTCTTACTAAACTTTCTACTCTACCTTTATACATTCTAGGCGCCACAATACTATAGTTCATTTTAACCTTAGTGTAGTCACTCTTAGGTCTAACCATATTTTTAGCTAACTCCCACTTCAATAATTTATCAGTTCCAAGTATTAAAGCTCCTTCGTATAAAACTTCAACTGATCTTGACAGCTTGTCAAAGTTTGTTGACTCATCTATAACAGGGTTAAACTTGTCAGTTTTAGGTATTGCTTTAGAAGCTCCACTACCTGTAGTTTTTACTTTATAAACTTCGTTCATATATGTTTTATAATTAAAATATAAAACTTGAACTTTATTAGGGTCTATACCATCTCTGTTAACAAAATTACCATCGTAATTAGAGTTGTTATAACCTGGGTTTTTAACTATATCTTCAAGCTCTGCAACAGTCATATTTGGAAACTGTTTAACAAGCTCGTTTACTGGTATTGATTTTACTTCACCAACATAGTATATATCTTCAAAATAAGGTGATTCAGTATAAGAGTATATTAAGTTTGCTGGATCAACATATTTAACCGTAACACCGTTAGAAGTATCAAAGTTAGTTTTAACAGCACCAATACCACAAACAGCTAAATCATAATAAAATCTTTTCTTAGTTAATTCGTAGTTGTTACCTTCTAGCAAAACGTTTATAGCTTGTTCTTCTGCCATTTCCACAGCCTGCTTATAATTAAGCTGCATGTGTAATTGTAATTCTTCTTCTGTATCTGGTAAAGTTTCCTTTTTATTGTCGTATAAATCTACACCAAAAGCTTCTGCTGCAAAATCATTTAATTCTTTAGCTCGCATATCAGCAAGAACAGAATCCATGTACTTAGTTCTTTTACTAACACCATATGGATCTTGTGAGTATGCCTTTACATCATATGTTCTTTCTGCAATACCATTTACTACTATATCAACAAACTTAGGTATAATAGGTACTGGCTTCCAGTCTAAATTAAGATAAGACAAATCACCGTTTATAGATAACTCATCTTTATATTTTTGTATTGATTGTTCTCCCCTTGCGTATAATCTTAATCTATGGAAATCATTTCTTAGCGTGTCAAATTTATTTGTACCTCTATCATAAACGAACCATTCGTTTTCAATAGCTTTAGCGACTTTGAGTCCATACTCAAAACTTCTTTTTTCATCGTCACTAACTACTTGACTCGGGAAATAACTTCTTATAACTGTCTCAGCCATATTTATTTTATTATTTTAGAACTATAACCAGTGTTTGTATACTTGGATATGTTTATATTTAGTTTTTGTTTTTCTATTTTTGCGTTTGGTGCGTATAAATTTCTATTACAAGCCATTATTGCGAGACCAGAACTTATAGACGCATCGTGCTTTGTTCTTTTGTTTATATCAAATTTAGCCCAGTCGTTTAGCAGTTCATTAAAGTAACAACTACCAAACGTACCATCTTGTTTCATACCAACATGACTTTGTATATACATTTCAATTGCTGCAGCGTGAGCTTGTTTTATATCTTCACTAGAGTTTGGTATACCACCTACTTCTTTTTCTGCAGTTGATAGTTTGTTCCAAACTTTATCAGGGCGATTCATGCTAAAGCCTCTGTAACCACGCCTTCGTAAATAATACAATAGACGAGGTTTGTTGTTCTCTGCGAGTATAGGCATCCCATAAAATACTAATGCCATTAGAACGTCTTCAAAGAACATCTCTGCAGTCTGAGGTCTTGCTAAATACTCTAAGAAAAATTGATTAGCTGGCGCGTCTTCCATACTAAACTTTGTAAGCCCGTGCAAAGCACCTTTAGAACCTTGACCATCTACTGTTCCTGATATGTCGTAGCTATCACAACCAAAAGCACCCATATGCTCGTTACCAGGATGTTTTATACCATTTTTAATTACAATTTTATTTTGTAAATGTGGAGGTGGTGTCCAGCTTAACTTAAACCTACCTTTGTTGTCTGGGTAAAAAATAACCGTTGAATCTTTTACTCCATTTACCCATTGAAAATTACCTCTTGTAAGCGGTAGTGTTGAAGATAATTCTTCGTTGTAATCTATCTGCTCGTATAATTTAACGAGATTAAAAATGGAATTTTTAGTCTCATCTCTAAACGCATGCTCTGTAGTTCTTGGAAACTGGCGATAAAATTCATTTAAAGCATCTTGATCATTTTTTAAACCATCAGCTTCGTTTTGCCAGTTGTCTATTACACCTACATCTATTAGCTCTCCATGGGGGTCGAAGACGTCATGATCCGGATTATTGAAGACTGGGCTTCCGTGCTCGTCAATAAATCCTTCGTAGTTCCACTCCATTGGGATAAAAAGAGAATATAAGCCAGACGCTGTTTGTCCATTTCTGTTTCGTTTAGTAACGTCGGATGCATTGTATAGTTTTTTGAAGTTTTCTCCACCTTTGTCTAATGCGTTTGATGTCGAGCCCATCATACATTTACCTATAATCCTACTACCTAATCGTAAACATGTTTTTGTAACTCTCCAGTTATTTAATATATTATCGGGTCTTTCCCACTTACCACTTTCATCGTGTACT